TTGGGCTGCGGCATGCGCCGAGTACACCGGAAAACCATCGCTGGTCTTGGCACCGCTCGCCGTGGCCAAGCAGACCTGTCGCGAGGGCGTGAAGTTCAACCTGCCGGCGGCATACGCGACCGAACAAAGCTCGAGCTCAGGCCCGGTGGTCGTCACGAACTACGAGCGCCTCGACGCGTTCGAACCCGCTCGCTTCGGCGCCGTCGTGCTCGATGAGTCGAGCATCCTGAAGGCCTACAGCGGCGTCACCAAACGCAAGCTGCTCGAGGCCTTCGCGGTCACGCCGTACCGGCTTTGCTGCAGCGCGACTCCCGCCCCCAACGACCACCTCGAGCTCGGCAACCACAGTGAGTTCCTGTCGGTCCTGAGCTCGCACCAGATGATCGCCCGCTGGTTCATCAACGATACCAGCACCTTCGGCACCTATCGGCTCAAAGGGCACGCGGTCGAGGACTTTTGGGATTGGGTTTCGAGCTGGGCGGCCATGTGCGCCGTGCCCTCCGACGTGGCCATGGAGTACTCGGACGCCGGCTACGTCCTGCCGCCGCTCGAGACGGTGACGCACATCGTCGACGTCGATGTCACGGCGGACCGTGGCGAAAACCTGTTTCGAATCCCCGAGCTGTCGGCAACGAGCGTGCACGCCGAGCGCCGCCGCACCGCCGCCGCGCGCGCAGCCCGACTGGCCGAGCTCATCCGCGCGGACCGATCGGAGTCGTGGATTGTCTGGACCGAGACCGACTACGAGGCCGATGCGCTCATGGCGGCTCTGGCGGGCGAGGACGTGCGCGAGCTCCGCGGCAGCGACGCACTCGAGCGGAAGGAAGAAACCCTCGAGGCTTTCTCGACCGGCGGACTTCGAATCCTATGTACCAAGCCCAAGATTGCGGGCTTCGGCCTGAATTGGCAGCACTGCGCTCGGGTGGCTTTCGCCTCGGCCACGTTCAGCTTCGAGGCCTACTACCAAGCCATCCGGCGCTGCTGGCGCTTTGGCCAGACCAGGCCAGTGCAGACCCACATCGCGATGGGCGCCACCGAGCGCGCCGTTGTCGACGTCCTGAACACCAAGCGCGCGGCCTTCGAGCAGATGCGCGACTCGATGATGCAGGCTGCGCGGCGCCGGCAGCACAAACACGCGAGCTCTGGCGACTACCGGCCCACCAGAAAGCTCACTGTTCCCAGCTGGCTCAAGTCGGAGGTGGCGTGAAACCAAAGGTCTACGACGAGGCAATCGGACCGGGCTTTGCCCTGTACAACGGCGATTGCGCGGAGGTGGTGAAGGCGCTGCCTGATCGCTCCGTGGGGCTAGCGGTCTACTCGCCGCCGTTCTCCAGCGTTTACACCTACTCCGGCTCCGAGCGGGACATGGGCAACGCCGGCAGCGACCACGAGTTTATCAAGCACTACGGCTACTTGCTCAAGCACCTCTACCGCATGCTGCGGCCTGGTCGCGTCGCGGTGGTGCACTGCAAAGACCTAGTTAACTACGCCAACAGCTCGGGCCGCGCCGGCCTGCGCGACTTTCCCGGCGACCTCATCCGCGCGCACCAGAAGGCCGGCTTCACCCTGCACAGCCGCGTGACCATCTGGAAGTGCCCGGTCACCGAGATGCAGCGCACCAAGGCGCACGGGCTGCTTTACAAGCAGCTCCGCACCGACAGCTCGTTTAGCCGTCAGGGCCTTGCCGAATACCTGCTGGTGTTTCGGCGCTGGGCGGCTGAATGCGACGAGGTCGCCCCCGTCACCCACACCGAAGCAGACTTTCCGCTCGACCAGTGGCAGCAGTGGGCTTCCCCGGTCTGGATGGACATCGACCAGACCAACGTCCTGAACGTCGAGCAGGCCCGCTCTGACCGCGACGAGAAGCACATGTGCCCACTGCAGCTCGACCTCATCGAGCGCTGCGTGAAGCTGTGGTCAAACCCCGGCGACGTGGTGTTCAGCCCCTTCGCCGGCATCGGATCAGAGGGCTACGTGGCACTCCGGGCCGGGCGGCAATTCGTCGGCATCGAGCTCAAGCCCGAGTACTTCAAGCACGCCGTCCGCAATGTCGCCGATAGCAACAAGCAGCTCACGCTGCATGACTTGCTGGGGAGGGTCGGATGAGCTGGGGCTTTACGGACGACCACGCCAACGAGAGCGAGGCTCTCCAGGCCATCGGCGGAGCTGCCGCCTGGTACTACACGTGCGGCGACCTCTACTGCCGACGTAAGGAGCCAGAGCGGCGCAAGACGGGCGCGCGCCTCGACTTCATCCCAGCCACCGCCGCCTACACGCTGTTCCCCGATTCCAAGGCCAAGGCTCACGTCAAAGCAATCGCGGGTGAGGGGCTGTGGCAGGAGATTGAAGGCGGTTTCGTCATCCTCGGCTACGCCGAGAAGTACGGCCACGCCGCGGCGCACAACGCACTAACCGCCTCACAAACAGCCAAGCCATCACCAGCCCAGCTGGGTGGACAGGCTCGAGCAGCTCAAGCCAGCCGTGGGCCAGGTGGCACGTTCCAGCCGAAGTCCAGCCAGCTGGCGCCAGCTGGTAACCAGCCGGCTGATCCAGCTGCGCCAGCTCCGCGCGCGCCGGATCCGGTTCCGGAGTCCGGAGAGAGAGAAAAAAAAGAACCTTCTTCTAAAGACTTACCAGCAAGCGGGCGCGCGAAGCTGGCTCGACCCACCAGCCTCGCCACCGCGTGTGAGATACCAATTCGCGAGCGCTGTGAGCTGCTCGGAACCGACGCGCACCTGGCCAGCTACATCCAGCCGGAACGCTGGCCAGAGCTGCTGCGCCTGCGTGACTTGTTCGCGGAAGTCTCTGGTCTGAGCAACGTCGAACTAGGCCCCTTCGGCCACCACAAGGGCACGCAGCGACTGGTCGCGATGTTCGCGGCAGGGCACTCGATCGAGACGCTCGAGCGAGCCTTTCGCCACCTGCCCAAGTCGAAGTGGTGGAAAGACAACGGGCGCAGGTTCGGCATTGCCGGCCTGAGCCTCAACGTCATCGACAACATGCTGGCCGAAGCACAGGAGACCCAGCTGTCGCCGGCGCAACTCGAACGCATCGCCCGCGCCAAGCAAGGCCTACCCGCCGACCCACACCGCGCCGCCGCTGGCCCGGCCCTGCTCGCAACCGTCCTGCCGCTACCGGCTGCCTCCGGAGGTGATTCGTGATGGCCCTAAACCCCAACCGAGAGCGCATGAAGGCTGCCGGCTTCGACCAGGAAGCGCTCGACCTGGTCGAGAAGGCGATGGCGGCGAACCTCTCGCCGGCAGCCTTGGCAGCCGCACAACGCGACGAGGAGCTTCGCCAGCGCGCAGCTATCAAGCGCGAACGCGAAGAGCTCCTGGCGCTCGCCGACAAGACCATCGAAGGCAAGTACGGCCCCGAGGGCGTGCAGCTGACCAAGGACCTGCTCAGCGAAGCCGAGGGTGGCCGAAGTGACTTCAACCTCAAACGCCTGCGCACGGCCATCAGGAAGCTTCGATGATGGGACCGGGACACATGCCGCGGGACAGGCGGCAGGGCTGATGCCGCTCGCCGACCTGACCATCACGCCGCAGGTGACGCTCTGCGTCTGCCAGTGCTTCGACTGTGGGCGCTGGTATGCCGTCGAGCGAGCCAAGTCAGCACGCTGCCCGTACTGCGCAGCCGAGGACGTGCGCCGCGCCGTTCAAGCCCAACAGACCGCCGAGCGCTCCGCCGCTGCCACGCGGGGCGCGCTGAACCGACTCAAGGCCAGGAGAAAACGACCATGACCCAGCTCATCACCCGCCACGACGCCGAAGAAGCCCTCGCCCGCATCGGCAAGAAGCTCCCCAAACGCTTCGACGATGCCTACTTCGCCGAGCTCGCGTTCCGCATCGGGTGCGGTGACGGCCAGGACGGCGACCGCTGCAGCATCCAAGAGCGCCGCGCCTGGGAGGCGCTGCAGGCCGACACCGACGCGATCCCCAAGACGGATTGCCCGGTGGTGGGGCAGTTCATCATCAGCTTTCAGGACCGTATCACAGACGGCGCCGTCCGTACCCGACTCATGGCGCCACTGCTGCTGGCGCTCATCGGCAGCAAGAGCACGCCCGAGGTCGAGGAGCGCCGCAGGTGGGTCTCTGTCGACTGGGCCATCCGCGAGGGGGCAGTGGCCTGGCTCGAGCGCGCCCCGCAGCTGGCCGAGCACGCGTCCTCCCTGAAGGGGTTACCCGAGATCCGCTGCCAGG